CAATCTTGCTGTGGTCTTTATTAATACCAGCACCTTTAAATACTTTGTCTTGCTCTTCTTGACTTTTGAAAGCAGGATGTAGTTCTTGCTGAACTGAATCTGTATGTTTACCTACGAAGTTTCTTTCGGCTTCTGATTTTGGATTGGCATAGTTAGAAACAGTACCGGCCATAGTCTCTGGGTCAGGTATAATGTCTATCTTTTTTAGTTCTACTATATCTCTAAGCGTTTTCATATGTTTTCCTTTAGTCTTCTGACTCTTCTGACTCTTCTTCTTGGTCATCAGGTTCAGCTAAAATTTCTTGGTCGGCTTCGAACGTCTCTGACTCATCCTCTTCAGGTTCGTCTACTTCAAGAGTCTCCTCTTGTTCGCTCTCGCCCTCTTCTTCAACTTCGTCCGGCTCTTCTACTTCGTCCGGCATTTCAATTTCTAGTTCCTGGTCAAACATTGCATTTGAAATAACATCTTTAGCAGCTTGTACATTACCTGCTACCCTGTCCATCATTTCATCAGCAAATATATCTGCCACTGCATTTGGCTTATCATCGTTTGCTAAGCCAACCATTTTAATTACTGGTTCTGTCATAATCTATTTTCTCCAACTATATTTATAATCACAAAGTTCTAGTCTTGGGGTGCTTCCGGAAAACCACCACCTTCTTGGTCGTTTTGGATACCAAATTCATCCATATTGTCCTGTTGAGCCTCTGTATCCAACATCATTTGTGCGTGCATATCTTTAACTTCTGCATCTGTTTGTTTAAGAATATTTTTCTTAACCCATTCCACACTGAAGTATTTACCGAGGTACGGATCTACGTCATTGACTGTAGACAATCTTTCCCTCATTATTTCAATCTCTTTAAGCTCTGCAAAATGATTATCTGTAACGTAATCAAATCTCATCTCTCTTCTAAGATTAGGCCAATCAGCTTCGTCGATTATGCCTTTTAAAATTAATTGTTTTTCTAATACAGCCTCAAAGATTCTTGAGAACTTGAGTCTAATTCTTCCAATAAACTTTTGGAATTTAATCTCGTCTCTGCTTATCTCTGATGCTCTACCTAATGAGAAACCAGTTTCAGGTTCCAACCTTGACACAGGTACATTTAATGCTCTGTATAATTTCTTTTGGAAATAAAGTACATCATCCATCTCTCCCAGGTTCTGGCCTGCAGGGAGTGTTGTTATTTCGGTGCCCTTACCACCTTCTCTTCTTGGCAACCAATAATCTTCTAACATTGTCATGAACTTTCTATCGTCTTTGATCTCACCTGTCTGTGCATCATAGACTGTTCTGTTCTTATGCTTAGCCATCATATCTCTTAGATACTGTTCAGCTTTTAGTTTAGGAAGATTACCAACATCTATATAAAAGATTCTCCTTTCTGGAGCTCTTGATATTCTATAGATGACTGTTGCGTCTTCAAGGATACGTAATTGATTGAGAGGTTTTATAGCTTTGTGTAAGTGAGACAGTACCATTTTATTGTCCTCACTCATCAGTCCAGATGTTATGTGTAGTATACTATCTTTGGCAATCTTTATGCCCTGCGAAGTACCTTGAGCGGGATTTATTGTACCCGGACCACTCTTAAAACCTTTATCATTGTAGAGAAAATACTCTTGCTTTGTTTGTGTCAATTGAATTCTGTTGGGACCTGTCCCCTGATTCTTTTTCTTCACTGCTCGAACTTTACGGATCTTTCTTGGATCCACATATCTAAGTTCATGAATTCCTGCTTGTGGATCCTTCTCATCAATCATTATATGATAGTACATACGACCATCAATATACCAATGCCTGAATATTTCATAGGCTTGTCTTTCGAAGTCAAGTAAATCTTTGACGTTTTCAAATTCTTGGAATATTTTTTCTTTGATTGGATCCGAAACATCAACTTTGTCTAAGTTAATGTCGCACGTGTGTGCTTCTGAATCGTATACGATTGATTCGTTTACGACATCATCAATGGCATTTTCGCACTCTGGCTGCATAGCCATCTTACGATATCGAGTGACTAGCTCGCCTTCAGTCTTAGATGTTTGCTCTAGGTCAATGTATTGTCCATACGATCCACCTTCTGCAACAACAACGGCACCATCATCATCTTGTCGATTGACGAATGAGCCTAGGTCATCTTGACCTTTTCTTTTGATTTCAAAACCGAATAGTTCTGCCATGTTTTACCTCATATTATAATAGTATTTAGGCGGCACTAATGCCGCCCAAATTGTCACTATGGACTTAGTTTCCGCCAGCGTTGCCAGTAGTTCCACCAGTAACTTCCCACCAGTCGTACTGGAAAGTGACCTGAAACTCTTGGAGAACATCAGTTCCATTCCAGTCAACTTCCATTTCTGTAATGTTGACAGGGAACAAACCGTTAAAAGTATATTCTCTAATCTCTGTGCCCGTTTTTGAAAACTGAGTAATCTGTCCTTGAGACTTGTAAGACAAGTCTGATGCGCTACCGAAACCTCTGACGTTTCCAACGTGAGAGTTAATGCTTTGCATCCACTCTTCCATTGCATTTCTGATTAAGAAATCTTCGTCATTAATAACTGTTACTGTCCATTCAGCGAATGTTCTGTCCCCAGCAATTTTTGTCTTCCTACCAAAGTATGGAACCTCAATGAAGCCCAACGTTGCCGCTGGAACTTGAGATGCTCTTACTAAGAAAGGGGTCTTTAAATCACCAGCACTATTCGCAGGGTTTGTAATATTACACTGGAATAAAGTAGGACGTGCACCACCAAGAGTCAGTTGCGATCTTATTTCGTTTATATTAAATGCCATCTGTTTCTTCTCCTATGAAGGTATTTATGTCCTAAAACTGACCTACGATTTCTGAAAACTCAACGCCACTTCTTACAGCAACAAAGTTTAGCTGTATAAAGTTGATTGACTTCGCTGGTTTAATGTAAATGTCTCCAACAAATCTGTTTCCGTCTATGACTTCTCCAGTGTTATTAGTTTCATCACATACTACTTTGTAGTCAAATATTCCACGTCTACCTTGAACATCTCGTAAGAAAGGTTCAACTAGATTTCTAAATTGTGATCTTGTGAATGAATCATTGAATTCAAACAATGTAAACTTAGAAGCTGTTGATATCGCTTTTTCAAGTACGATGAACAATCTTCTAACATTGATTCTATCAAATGCGCTTGGCTTACCTAACAATGTTTTGTCACCAAATAGTACAGTACCCTGTCCAGGGAATGTTACTACTGGGTTAATGTCGGCTTTATAGAGAACATCTCTATCAGCTTTCTTAGGATTGAAAGGTAGTTTAATGATGTTCTTTACTTGACCTCTGTTGAATCCAGCAGGAGAGAACCATGCGTCTCTAAGCTCGTCAGTCTTAACTGCGAGTCCAGCTGTATCACCATTCAGTGGTACGTAAGTATAAACGTCATTGTATTTGTCGTATTGGTATTTGTAACCGCTATCTAGTAATGCATATGAAGAACTTGTTAAAGAGTTTCTAAATGTGACTATAGCATTAGCTTCGCCACCTACGTTATTAACAACGTCTGCTCTTTCTGGTGATATAAACGCTACACAATCTTTTCTTGACTCTGCAATGTTGTCTATGATATACTTACCTAGACCTTCACCGTTAGTTCCACCTGTTGATTTACCAGTTAGGATCAAACTTACATCAACATCTTCTGCTGATTTGTAATGATCATAACCAGCTACCAATGATGCTAGTGCGATACTTGATTCATTACCTGAATCAGCACCCAATTTAAGTGAATCGTAAACTGCATTCTCTGTACCAGTAGCTGTTGAAGCAGAAGCTGTTACATTAGCTCCTAATCCATAAGCATTTTTAGCCCAGACATAAGCGGATTGGTTATTGATTACATCAATCCACCAGTTTGATTCACCTGATTCTGTTTTTGAATCTGTTGCTCTGGATAGTCCTTCAAATACTTCTAGTACTTGACCAACTGTTCCAGTTATTAAACCATCTTCGTCTTTAACTACAACGTGGATCTCATCACCTACACCACCTCTAGCTGCTGTGTAAGCAGTAGTTCCTGGAGCGGATGAAACCATATCTGAGTCACCCCAGAGTCTTGTGTAAGTCAAACCTGAGATGTTGACTGCGCCAGTATAAGCCTCAGCGAATGTAAGTTCAGTTGTACTAGTTGCTGTTACTGTTAGAGTATGTACTCCAACACCAGAACTGGTATTACCAACTTGAATTTTATCACCAACTTGTATTAGACCGGTACCACCGATCTGCTCATTTTGACTTGTTGTTCCTACTTTTGCACCTGCTACTATAGAAATTGTACCAACACCTGATGCTTCTGAATAGTCTTTAGCTGATCTAGCAACCGTTACTTTTAAGCTGCTACCCAGAGATCCTGGATATTTTGCTACGAAGTGATCGTTTGATGTTAAGCTGACACTTTCAATTTCATCTGAGTTATTAACTACTACTGCTGCTGATGAACCATTTGACACGGCGTTCTTAGCGGTAGCGTCTGCTACTCTAGTTACATACAATTTATTTCCATACGCTAAAAAGTTAGCGGCAGTGAAAAATGTTTCCGGATTAAATCCGGTTTCGGGTTTACCAAATCGGTTAACCAGAGTTTCCTCGCTGTCAACTAAGACACGAGTATTAACTGGACCCCATTTGAAAACACCTGCTAAGGCACCTTCTGTAGTGGAAACCGCTGGAACAACAGTGGTTAAATCGATTTCCGATACGTTTACGCCTGGACTGACCTGAAATGGCATTTTATTCTCCTTTCATTTGTGGTAGATTATAAGCTCTGTTATATTTATAATATCTGACATTAGAAGCTGGATTCATTATCGTATACGCTGTGCATACCATCCCAATCCAGTTCTTCATATGTTATTAATTCCCCACCTTTGAATTCATCTTCGTCTTGAGATACATTCCCAGACCCTATATCTATGAATCCGAAGGGCGTGAGCTCATCCTCTATCGCTTGTTCGTTCTGTGAATATAAATTCTTTCGAATATCTATATCCGTTAATTGTTTGAAGTAGTCTTGACCTGTTAACCAAGCAAACAGCACTAAGCATATTGCAAGGTCATCTGTCATTCCATCCTCCGCCTCATAATTAGTTCCTCGCTTATTAGCTACAAACGTAGTAAGCTCAGAAAGTACATCAAAGTCAGAAATAATTAGCTTATCATTTTCAATAATAGTCTTCAATGTTGAACAACCTATCCGTTTTAAAGATGATGTTGTTCTTACACCTAGCTGACTATCGCCTCCGCCAAAGCCTCCTCCTACAAGTTGCCCTGCTCGGCCTTTCCATATAGCTTTGATTAGACCTTCATACTCATATTCATTATGAAGTAGGTCTGCTATCTGTCCACCTATGTCATTTATCTCTACCATCACAGATGCACTATTGTACATCAAAGCAGCTGTATGGATAAACTTAGGATACAATAGCGGTGCTATTGTGTTGTTCCTAAAGGTGGCTACAATCTTATATGGCACTTGCGTAACATCCATTACTACAAATGCGCTGTAGTCGTTCCCAACTCCTCTACTTGTATCTACTGTTATACAATAAATATGATTAGGTTTTGGGTCCTCAAATACTTTTAAAGTC